GCAGATGTTTGACCGCCTTTTACTTGATTGAGACCTGTTTCGTGTTCATAGTATGTTGATGCACCATCGGTGTTACCATGAACATAATTAACATCGGTGTCTGCTGTTTCTGCACTTGAGTCATATTCTGTTGCGTGTGGTTTTCCAAATATAGCAGAGTCTTGCCATGCAGTTCTAGCTAATGTGCCAGTTGTCCATACTGGACGCTCAGGGCTTGAATCTAAATAATTAAATGAAACCATTCTATTAACAACACCAGAACCAGAGTTTGGATAAAACCATATTACTTCACCAAACAAGTTATTTAAACCAGCATTAATATGTTGTTTTGGAATCGTGTTTATGTCATCAAATACATGATCCTCAACTAAACAAGGTAATGATTCTAGTCTACCTGCATATCTAAAGAAACCATTCTCTGACATCCAATAAGCTGTACCATCAACTTCAACAGCTGCGTTTTGTCCAATCAATCCACAGTTAGTACCAACTTGTTGAAACGAGAAAGTAAATGGAGGTCCAACAAATCTCATGGTAAATAAAGCAGTATCTGTCCAAACGTAAATTGCATCACGACCTCTTATCGCTCCTACAATTTTAGATCCATCTGCAAGTCTTTGTGTACCAGCTGTATTTGTTGCTGATGGTGTGTAAGTATTAATATCTTCTTGAGATGAGAATCTAATAAACATTGGATCTTGTGTAGATTTTGTTCCAATGGTTGTTTCTGTTCCAAAAAATATTAAGTGTCTATCGGGAGTAGATGTAAGAGTAAATGATGATGCAGTTGGTGCACCAGTTATAATAGTAGCTCTAGTATTGTTTGCTCCTGTAGGATTAGAGTCCCACTCAAAACTTTCACCACTATTAATAGTTGCTATAAGTTTGTTACCAAAATTATCTAACGACCATAGACCAGGTGCTGTAACAATATCTCCTGATGCTGCAGCGTTCCATGAAAAAAAGTTTGATGCATCTGTAACAGTTGCACCTGAACTATGAGATGCAGCAGTTGTTCCTAAAGCACCTCTAGTTAGTCCAGATAAGGTTCCGCCACTATTACCCGTATACGTTATTAGTTCTGATCCTATTAAAACTGTTCCTGAAGACGGAAACGAAGATGAGCTAGCCATTGTTAAACTCGTAACACTAGCATTTATTGAAGATGATAACGTAGATGTAAATTGTCCAGCTTGTTGTCCACCCCAAGATCCAAGACCCCAACCTGTAGATGCAACCTCAACTGCAGGTCCTACAGGATAATAATGTTGAACTCTAATACCACCAGATGTAGACGCACCAGATCCTGACTCGTTTGACTCCATCTCTATTGTTAGAGTTGTGTCTGTTGGTATTGAAGTTACCATAAATTTTTTATCTGTAAAATCTCCAGATACAAAATCAGAATTAGTTATAGCTGTAAAATTATCTAATAATATAATGTCAAACTTATTGATATTGTGTGCTGATGAAAAAGTTAAAGTTACGGTCTTTGATCCATTAGTTGTAGAAAATGCAGATGTTAAAGTTGTTGTAGATTTAATTGGATGTATATCATAGAATATACCACCAGAGTATGCGTACAAAATTCTGTTTGTTCCTAAAATAGCATACTTAATACCAGATGTATTAACGAAGTGATGGATTGCAGTTGCTCTACCTGTAATTGCAACAGAACCTAGTTGAGACCATCCACCTATTTTTTCTGGCTTACCGTATCTAAATCTGACATTATCACCATTGACCCATTGACCTTCTCCACCAGTCGCAGTTACTTGTTTATTGAATCCTGGTGCAAATCTTATTTTTTGCAACATAATTATTTACCTTACGGTTTAGTTGGCCAAGTAGCGTTTTCACATTTTTCAACAGTATCTTTACCATCAGGAAAATCTCTGAGTTCTTGACGATATGTTTTCATATCATCAGACAGAGTATTATCTGATAAAGCAAGATAGTCTGTCTCTGCAAGAAGTCTATTTCTTTTTTCTCTAAGTCTAGCTAAAGCTCTAGCAGGAGCTGCATCAGCATAAGCTTTTTCTTCAGCGTCTCTAGCAGCTTCCTCCTCTGCTGTAAATTGAACTATATTACCATTTATATTGTGATACCTTGGCATTTTTAATTATCTATCATATTAATTTATTCCATACAAGATTATTGTTCCCGCATCTATATTACCTGATGTTCCCTCTCCATACTCTCCAATAAAACTTACAGCGTTTACTGCACTTGTTGTATTACAATATCCAGCAAATCTTTGATGCCATGCGGCTGGATAATCGTGCATATAACTTACTGCGCCAATATAATGTTTTACGAAAGTGGTTGATGATGGATTGAACAAACGAATAAAACCTGATAAAGATGCATCAGCATCAGCACCCTCTTGATTAAAACCAACGTATTGAACACCTGTTGATTGTGATAAATCTTGTGAGGTATCATAAGATAGACTTGCAAAGTCATCATTTTCTGCGTGTCTTGCATAAAAAGATGTAGATGTTTTGGTTACATTGTAATTACTTCCACCATCTATACTAAAATTTATTGCTATATCTGGTTCTGAATTAGAGTTTGGGTGAAGATTGACAAGATGAAAAAGATACTCTTTATATGTATTGTCTATTCCGGATGTAAATTGAACACTTGAAACAGGAGATGAAATTGTTGTCTTTGAAATAAAATTCATAGAACCACCAGTAGCACTACCAAAAGTGGTTACATTTTTTACTGAATTATTATTTAATTTAATTATACTCATTAGCTATCCTTTATTCCATAAAGTTTTATTGTGCCACTATCTATATTTCCACTATCCATTTTAAATTGTATTGCATCTATAGCTGATGTGGTGTTAAAATATCCAGCTACATATCCTGTATTTGGATAATTGTATCTTGATGTTCCAGCAAAATTGCTAATAAACTGTGTGACAAAAGTCGTGTTGCTAGGGTTGAATATAATAAGTTCTCCGACACCACTTTCATCATCTTCATTTCCTGTATCATAAAGAGATATAGATTGAAAAGATGTTCCTTGTGCTTGATCTTCAGAAGCAAAATAAAAAAATTGTGTATTACTTCCAGCTTCATCACCAGACGCATAAAATGCAGTAGTAGTCATTGTAGTATTGTAATTTGAACCACTATCTGTTGAACCTTGAAAGTCTAAAGCTGATGTGTTTGATGATGGGTGAATGTTTATAAATTTAAATAAATAAATAGGATATGTATTATCTAAAACTACATCTGAGCTACCATCTACAAATGACAATGTGGAGCTAGAACTAGCAGTTAAAGTTTTAATATGTGTCATAGCACCAGAAGATGCACTAGCAGCACTTGTTATATCACTTATACTATTATTGTTATATTTAACTAATGCCATATAATTTTATTACTCCATCAAAAGTTCCACTTTCTAATTTAAATTGAATCGCATCAACAGCACTTGTTGTATTGCCATAACCAGCAGCAAACGCTTCTATTGAATAAGGTGTGCTAGTATAGCTAACACTATTAAATATGCTTATAAAATGTTTTACAGATGTTGTATTTGACGGATCAAATAAATGTAAAGTTCCAACACAACAATCGTCATTGTTACTAGCCGCAAAATTTTGTAATCTTTGAAAACCTGTTCCTTGTGCTAAATCGCTACCAGCTTGATAAGCAACTTCATTAGAGCCACCAGCTTCGTTATTTGAAGCATGAAAATAAGTGCTACTTTTAGCTACGTTATAATTTGAACCTGAATCAGTACTCATGTTAAAAGTAAAACTTGATTGTGTAGATGGATGAATATCTATAAACTTAAATATATACTCTTTATAGGTCGAATCTATTCCTGAAGTAAAACTTATCGTAGATGAACCACTAGCATTTTGTGTGGATATAAGAACCATTGATCCACCAATTACACCACTTGGTACACTTGTGATTGCTGACATGGAGTTATTGTTACAGAACAATAATGACATTTATTACTCCTTTGGATTATCGTCTTTAATTTTTTTAATCCTTGCTTTCCATGCATCTATATCTTTATAGATCTCATCTAGCTGATCTCCTATATCACCATAAGCAGTTTTTCTAGTTGCTCTAACAATATTATTGTTTTCTAAAGTTTCAGCATCACTTTCATAACTAGCAAGTTGTTCATCAGTTGGTTTTTCAAGACCAATAACATTCCAAGTATGAATGTAATCATTCAATCCATCATTTTGTAAAACAATATTTTTTCTCTCCTCTTGATAAGTTTTACCATTAGCTTCTAAATATTTTGTTACTTTTAATTTTAATTTTGCCATTATCCTACTAAAAACCCTCCTAAAAATGTGTAAGTTGCATCAAATGTAGCATTTCCTGACGCAACATTTACTTTGCCATATAATTCAAGATAATCAGTTGTATTCAGATCAAATATGCCAGATACCATTTGTGTTTGTGGGTCATTAGATGTCATTTCAGAACCTCGATCACCTCCATATCCATACATAAATCCAGAACCATTTTTATAAATAGCCACAGACCTTTCTCTTACACCATCACTAGCACCTCGTGCTGTTAGCACTCCATAAATAAAATATTTTCCAGCGATTCCAGGTGTAAATTTGTTTGATGCAAATTTATTATCACTATCATATACTTCATTTGCTAAATTTACTTTAGTCCAAGTATCATCACTAATACTTGTTTGAGCTGAGCCTAAAGTTACATGAAAACCTGGAGTGTTACCCCCACCAACTAAACTTGCGTCTATTCTTTTAAGAGTACCAGCATCACTAATTAAAAATTCATCCGTATCATCTGGTGCACTAGTTAATGCAGTTAGACCTGATATCATAGTATTATTTAATTTAGCTGCTGTTACAGTATCATCTGATGGTGCACCTATGTTTAATACATCACCTAATAAAATTATAAAATCTATAACGTCGTTCGTAACTAAGTTGCTTGCGAACGTAATTGTGGACCCCGAAATAGTGAAAGAACTACCTGGTTTTTGTAGAATACCATTTAAACTGACCAGCATGTGAAATGCTGTTTCTGGCTCTACGTTTGTAGAATTAACTTGCATAGTATACGCTGCTTGTCCGTTTACAACAGATATAGCATCACAAACTTGAAAGTTTCCTACTATCGGCTGTTTTCCT